AGAAAATGTAGTATCTCTTGCAAGAAATATTGGATATGTTCCATACTCTAGAAATGCCTCCGAGGCAATTGTATCGTTTACAGTAACTGTATCACCTAACAGTTTCCTACAAGACGGCACACCAGTTTATACCCCCACAATGACCCTACAGGCGGGTCTTGTATGCACTGGATCGGTAAAAGGTACTTCTTATGTTTTTTCTATTCCAGAGAACATCACAGTTCCAGTAGTAAATGGGATAGCATCATTTAATAGTATATCAATTAAGGAAGGAACTTTTCTTACAAAAAGATTTACTGTAAATGCTTCTTTAGATCAAAGATTTATACTTGAAAACTCTTTTATTGATAGTTCTACAATTAGAGTTTATGTAAAAGGATCAAGTGATAGTGGACTCGGAATAAAATATTCATTAGTTGATAATATTTTTCAAGTTGATTCAAATTCTCAAATCTTTTTGATTCAAGAAGTTCAAGATGAAAAATATCAACTTCTTTTTGGGGATGGATTTTTTGGACAAAAACTAGAAAACGGTGCAATTATTACCAGCAACTATATCATAACAAGTGGAAAAGATGGTAATGGTGTAGAAACATTCACTTTTGCAGGATCTTTAAGAGATTCTGATGATAGGAATGTAATTCCACAAAACACAATCACAGTTACAACAAATCAAAGATCCCAGAATGGTTCTGAAATTGAAACTATAGACTCCATTCGTTATTTTGCTCCAAGGTTATATGCCTCACAGTATAGAGCAGTAACTGCAAGTGATTATGAAACGATCATAAAATCCAAAATATATGGAAATGCAGAGTCCATTTCTGTGATTGGTGGAGAAGAGTTATCACCTCCCCAATTTGGAACTGTTTTAATTAGCATTAAACCAAAGAATGGTACGTTTGTTTCTGATTTTGATAAAGATAACATACTTTCAAAATTGAAACAATATAGTGTTTCTGGAATAAATGCAAAAATTATAGATCTCAAGATTCTTTATGTTGAAATTGAATCTTACATTTATTATAATGAAAGTCAAATTGCAAGTTCTTCCGATTTAAAAACAAAAATAAATACATCTCTGACAAAGTATTCACAATCTGTTAATTTAAATAAATTTGGTGGAAGATTTAAATATAGTAAAGTCTTACAAGTTATAGACGGTACAGATAATGCTATTACATCAAATATTACTAGAGTGAGAATAAGAAGAGATTTAAAAGCACTAATAAATCAACAAGCACAGTATGAAATTTGTTTTGGCAATCAATTCCACGTAAATCAATACGGATATAATATAAAATCATCAGGATTTAGAATACAAAATGAACCAGATGTTGTTTATTTCAGCGATGTTCCAAACTCTGATGGTAAAACTGGTGTTATTGCAATTGTAAAACCAATAACCAATACAAGTATAGAAACACAATCTAATGTTTCCTTACAACCATTTGTTATTGTACAATCTGCTGGAGTAGTTAATTATGAAACTGGAGAAATAATTATTAACACAGTTACCATTACATCAACTTCTCTTAAAAATGATATCATTGAAATACAAGCATATCCTGAATCAAATGATGTTGTGGGACTGAAAGATCTTTATGTTTCTTTTGACATTTCAAAAAGTCAAATAAATATGGTAAAGGATACTATTGCATCTGGTGAGGACATTTCTGGTATTGTCTTTACAAAAAATTCTTATCGCTCAAGTTATTCGAACGGGAGTTTAACGAGGTCATAATATGGTACAAAATGGTTTCGAGTCAAGAGTAAAAGTACAGCAAATAATTGATAGTCAATTACCAGAATTTGTTTTAGATGAAAATCCAAAGGCATCCGAATTTTTAAAGCAGTATTATATTTCTCAAGAGTATCAAGGTGGTCCGGTAGATATTGCTGAGAATTTGGATCAATATATAAACCTCGATAGTCTTATTCCTGAAGTTATTGTAGGATCTACAGGATTAACAACTCATATTTCTGCATCTTCTGGAATTATCACTGCCACATCAACTAAAGGATTTCCTTCTTCTTATGGACTGTTAAAAATTGATGATGAAATAATTACATATACTGGAATTACAACAAATACCTTCACTGGGTGTGTTCGTGGTTTTAGTGGTATTACAAATTATCACAAAGATTTGGAATATCAAGAATTAGTTTTTACCGAATCTTCGGCTGCATCTCACTCTGCAGGTGCCAGTATTGAAAATCTTAGTTCATTATTTTTACAGGAATTTTATAAAAAAATTAAATTTAGTTTAACACCAGGTCTTCAAGGTGTAGATTTTACTTCAAATTTAAATGTTGGAAATTTTATAAAAGAGGCAAGAACTCTTTACGAATCAAAAGGAACTGCAGAATCCTTCAGAATTTTATTCAATGTTTTGTTTGGCGAAACTCCAACTGTAGTAGACTTGGAGCAATTTTTAATTAAACCATCCGATGCCAAATTCATAAGAAGAAATGTTGCTGTAGTTGATGTAATTTCTGGTGATCCTACTAAATTGTTTGGGCAGACAATTAAAAAATCTACTGATGAAAGTACTACTGCATCAGTCTCTGAAGTAGAAACAATCACTAGAAAGGGAAAGACATATTACAAACTAAACTTTTTTATTGGATATGATGATACTTATCCAAATGTTACCGGTACTTTTTCCATAACACCAAATACTAAAGTAGTTGAAGATGTTACTTTAAATAATATTGGTACAATAATTACTGTAGATTCTACAGTAGGATTTGCAGAATCTGGAAGTATTTTTTATAATGGGAATAAAATATTTTATTCTGAAAAAACTATTAATCAATTTTTAGGTTGTTATGTAGATTCTAATCAATCAATTAATATTAGTAAAACTTCCACAATTATATCGAATGATACTTATTATGGATATGAGGATGGAGATACTAACAGAAAAGTTGAGTTTATAATCACCGGTGTTTTATCTAACGTAGTTATAAATTCAAATTCATATAATTTCTTAGAGGGAGAAGAGATATATCCACAAAATCTTGGAAAAATTATATCCAAAGGTGGGGAAATAGATCAAATTTTTGCAAATACATGGATTTATAATACCAGTTCTAGATACCAAATAGATTCTTTTGTTTCTAGTACTCTTACAACAAAATCTTCTATAGACAACACAAGTTTGGCAGTTGGAGATTCAATTGAAGTTTTACAGCGAAATAGTGAAACTGTAATTTCTGATTTTGGAAATGTGAATGTCATATCAATTTCTGGAAATGAAATAACAGTTGATGTAAGTACTTCTTCTTTAAATCCTAATGTAAACTACGATATTAGAAGAAAAGTTAAAAAAGCATCATCTACAATTGTACCAATTCAGTTTGGAAATAATAAAATAACTTCTGATGTACAAAATGTTTATGATGAAAATTCTGACAGTTTGTATGTTGCTTCCAATTCTATTCCATCATATCCAATACAAACTAATGTTTTTGAATATACTGTATCTAGTTTAGAAGAAGAAAACAACGGATCTTATAGTCAAATTTCTTTCGGAATACAAAATCCTGTTTCGTTTATAACTGGAGACAAAGTATATTACTATACTCAAAATAGTGATACCATAGAAGGTTTGGTAGAAGGATCTTACTATGTTGAGGTATTAACTAATTCCAATCCAGACATTAATAATACAAGAATTAGGTTATATCTGAGCAACTCTACTATTGGGTCTGATGGTTATGTCACTTTTGGACAATTCTCAAATGGAATAGTATCGGGAATTCATAGATTTGTATTATATTCCCAAAGATCTAAGACAATTTCTCCACAAAAACTTTTTAGAAAATTTAAGTTAAATCAGACAATTGGTGATAATAAAATATATGAAACTGTTCCAGGTCCTATTGGTTTATTAAAAAATGGTGTTGAAATATACAATTATAAAACTCAAGATAAAATTTACTATGGTCCTTTAGATAATGTTAATGTACTCAATGGTGGAATTGGATATGATGTTATAAATCCACCATCATTAAGTTTATCAACTGGCAACGCTCTTATACAACCTGTAGTCAAAGGGTCTGTTGAAAAAATATTTGTAGATCCTCAAGACTTTGATGTAGATGTTGTTGTTTCCGTAGCACTTACTGGAGGTAATGGTTCTGGTGCAAGTTTCCAACCAATTATAGAAAAATACGTTAGAGAAATTGAATTTGATGCTAGACCTCTTTCTAATGGTGGTGGTCTAGATTTTGTCAATGAAAGAATTGCATTCACAAAAAATCATAATCTAATAAATGGTCAACCTATTGTTTATAATAGCAATAATTTCAGTCCAATAGGAATTGGAACTTTTGGGGGATCAAACTCAGATCAATCCAAAACACTTATAAATGGTGCAATTTATTATTCTAAAATAATTAATGATAGAACTATTGAAATTTACCAAAGTTTATC